ATTCCTCCACCTTTTATTGGACCTGTATCTCCTGACATAACACCATTGAGATCACGTATAGTCCAAGTATTATCTCTATAATTATATATAAGAGACTCGTCACATTCTCCTGCTTTAGAATTTAGTGTAGGATAACATAACCATATCTCATTTTCTCTATGATTGTTTAAAAGAAACAATTCTTTCTCATGTATAGGATTAAGATTATTTATAAAGTACGATCGAACTCTTCCATCAGCCATTGACTGAATATTACTTGGGTTACCTACAAATAAGTATATATCGTTATTACTTACTACAAAATGCTTTCCATCAAATTCAAGAACAGATCCTGTTGTTAAACATCCATACTCATCTGTGACTGGAGAGAAAGACACAGGAGCATTTATATTACCTGTTAATCTCATAACATGAATAGAGTTAGAAGAATAAATATACATGTTACCTTGTAGAGGTTTCATATCTTTTATAGAGCTTGTCTCTGATAAAGTAAATTCATCAGCTGTATTTGCTCCAACTTTAAAAGGATTCCAGTTATTTGGAATACCTCCAGGAGCTGCAACGTCTGAAGTTCTCACAACTCCAGATAATCGTCGTATTATAGTAGTGTTATTAGATGAATCTACTTCTGTAAGATTTCCTGCTACTAAAAGATCTCCATAAGATTCTACAATACCTGCTCTAACATTAACAGGATTTCTAGATTTAATAGTGATCTTTAACGTATTATTATTTGCTAAGTTACCTACAACTATGACTGTAGTATTAGTATCTGAATCTGTATATATTTGAAAGTTATCGCCGGTTACTGAAGGAGTAGATCCAGGCATAGCACCAGGAACAAAGTTAGCTGTGTTAGTAGTTCCACTTCCTGAGGGAGATCCTGCTTGTGCAGTCTTCGCAGTAGTTCCAGTTACTATAATACTATTAGCAACAAAATCTACCTTTTGCCCTAAATCAAATACATTACTATTACCTGTTACGAATGTATCGTTATGAGGTACTACCTCTGCATTATAACTATCCCATCCTGGAAGCTCAGCTAATGTAATATTATTTATATTAGTATTTCCTGGAGTATCTAAAATATAATGTGGCTTATCAATTCCATTATTTATAATAAGAGAAAATCCACCTGCAAAAAGAGTATGTTGCCACCCAGTAGCAGTATAAGCAAACCCATTACCACTATTTAAAGAAGCAGGAGTTATATCTTTCTTAGTTCCTAAATGATCTTGAATATAAACTTTCTGACCTACTGTAATATTATTATTTAATAGATCTACTACAAATATATAGTAACATCCTGTAGGTTGTTTATTTGGATTCTCCCAAGAAGCAAAGTATCTAACTTTACCAAATGATTGAGGATTTGATAGATTACTTGTAATATTATTTAATAATAACTCACCTTCCATTTTTCTTACTGCGCCATCTTTAAATCGTACGTTTCTAACGTCAGTAAATATATTAGTAGGTAATGAAATTGCAGGAGTGTCTTTAACTAATCCTTTAGAAGCTATATCGACTATTGGAATATCTTCAGCCATTTATATCTCCTCTACTTTAAGCGCATTCCTTAGCCCCAGTCGTAGGGTCAAAAAAGCACGCTTCAACTTTTTCCGGTTCTTCAATTTCCTTAATCTCATTTGTACTCGCCTCTTCTTTTTCCACGGGCGCATTAAGGATTCCGTATCTTTTACCACTGAGTCTGAACGTTGTACATCCCTTCGCCCCGCCTTTCCAGGCATCCACATAAGTCTGTTGAAATTTATCGTATTCAACCTCATCCCCTACGTTGCATGTCTTAGAACAAGCACTATCAATATAATGTTGAGCTAGCAACAGTACTGATAGATGTTCATCAACAGAAATTTCATTTGCAGTTCTACCTTTTACTCCGTGGGAGTAAGCATAGTCTTCTACTCTTTCAACTTTTGGACCTTCAAAAGTTTCAATAGTTCTATCATAATAATGACTAAATACAGGTTCAATACCTCCTGAAACATTGTCAGCAACTAAACTAATAGTTCCTGTAGGAGCAATAGATGTAAGATGAGAGTTTCTAATACCATGATCTCTTATTAATTTCTTAACAGATGCTGGTAATGTTCTTACAAAGTTAGACTTCAAATACTCTGGTCTATATTTTGGGAATGGACCTTTCTCTTTTGCTAACAAGGCTGAAGCTTTGTATGTGTTATCTCTTAGACAAGCAAATACTTTCTCCGCCCATACCATAAACTTATCAGAAGCATATGGTAGTAACAACATTTCTCCTGCGTTAGCTAATCCAGTTACACCAAGTCCCATTCTACGTTTGTCTTTAGCTTCATCTGCTTGTTTCTTTAATGGATATATAGTTCTATCAACAACGTTATCCATAGCTCTAACTACGTCATGTATATCTTTTTTAAACTGATCGAAGTTAAAGGCATAATGCTTATACTCAGTTCCAACATCGTGTTCTTCTAAGTACTTAGTTAGATTAAAACTTCCTAATAAGCAAGCTCCATAAGGAGGGAGTGGTTGCTCTCCGCAAGGATTAGTAGCAGCTATCTTCTCACAGTAAGAAAGATTATTCATCTCATCTATTCTGTCTATAAACAAAACTCCTGGTTCTGCCCAATCCCATGTGGATTCCATAATAACCTTCCACAACTCTTTTGCAGATATCGTATCATATACTTGGTCATTAAACTTTAATTGAAAAGAATCATCAGATTCATTTATTAGTGCTTCCATAAACTCATCAGTTATTCCAACGCTAACATTAAACCCAGTAAGCTTATCAGAATTACGTTTAGCCATAACGAACTCTTTAATGTCCGGATGGTCCACTCGTAAAACGCCCATCTGAGCGCCCCGCCTATGTCCTGAAGACGCGATGGTCTGGCAAACAGCGTCAAATATAGCCATAAAACTAACAGGTCCCGACGATTGTGAGTCCAAAGATTTAATCCTGTCACCACGTGGCCGTATCTTAGAGAAGTCATAGCCGATGCCACCTCCTCTACGCATTGTCTCAGCAGCTTCACTAGCCTTCTCCATTATGCTATTCATACTATCATCTATTTTACCTGAAACAAAACAGTTATAAGCAGTAGTAATTCTATTAGATCCAATAGCTGATTGTACTCTACCTGCTGGTAAGAACCTCATAGACCCTAAGATATCTTCTAAATTATGTCTGTGATTAATATCATCACTCAAAGCTCTAGATATTCTCTGTATCTTTTCATTAAAGCTTTCTCCCTTCTGACGATACTTTAATTCGTCTATCTCTTGAGAGATTTTCTTCGTTGGTCCTATGAAATCTACTTGCATTTTATATCCTTTTAAAATAAGTTCAGGTCTCTAATAGGAGACACTATGTTCTTATTTTGTCAACCCTTTTTGTTTCTCGTATGTGCGTAATCCACCAATTCCTAACATTCCTCCTAATATGGGTAGTAATGTACTCATATCAAACTCAGGTAGATTAGGTAGTGAAACACTAAAGGTTGCTAATATAAAAATTAAGATAGGCTGTAGTATAAAATGGTAGGCAAAAGCAACTCCACAGACCCATCCAATAAAAGGTCGCCATCCACCTTTAAATATAGAGCCACTAGCTGCTTCAGCTTTGTTTACTTCTAGTTGAGCAAGCATAGCTTCTTGAGCGTGCTTCTCGCCCATAGTCGCTATCTCATGAGCAAGTTTAGCTTTCTGATCCTTATCTTCAATAAACTTATCCAGCAGTCCTGTTACTGGTCCTATTAGATTCTGAAGCATATCTCTTTTCCTTTCTTGCTTGGTTTCTAAATTTGTTATATATTAAGGGGTGGTCACATGCATCGACAAAGAACTTTAAAGCATCATGTGATTGACCTTTAAACATTAAACGGTTGTTAGCAAAGAAAGAACCCTTTGAATCTCTGAGTTCTACTTGCCAATGTTTAAATCTATATCCGTATGCTAAGCGAGCTTTCATATTATATATTCTTAATTATAACGTAAGCTAGTACTGTAACCATAGCTACAATAGCTGCTGATCCTAATGTAACTAATATTATATTTATTATATATTCTCTTCTCTGCTTTGCTTCGTATATTAGTTTCTTTCTTTGTTTACGAATATTAGCTTCTGTCTGTAATAATTCATCCCAAGCTTTAGTACCCTGACTAAACATAATATATGTCTTAAGATCATCTCTTTGTTGTTGTAATTTTTTCTTTGCAGCAAATGACTCTATCGCTTCCTGCTCTACGCTTTGGGCAGCAAACATTTTCTTTAACATGGAAGGGGATTTGGAAGATTTGTGAATATGGTCTACATCACTCACTGCGCCCATCCATCTTGATAGGTCTCCCGCCATTGCCTCTAAATCTCGGCCCGCATTAAAAGCCTGTTTGATCCCATTAAAAGCCGCTGTTGCTGTAGAAATCGCAGCGCCCACTGTTAATGGATCCATGTATTTAAAACCTCCTTAAAGTTTTAATATTAACTTGGTTCTGTAGGCCAAGTGATACCTTCAATATCACAAGAATCCTCGTCAGCATTATAAACTGGTTTAGGATTCCACTTTGATGTGCCTGCTGCAGGTAAATCTCTTAACTCTTGTCTGTAAGTTTTCCACGCTGTAGGTACAGCACTACCAGATTCTAATGCTTTCAATGCTACCCAATCTGAATCACCTAATTTCATATTTCTTGCTTGTTTAGCTAAAGCCATAATCTCTTCATTAGACATTTCATCAACCATAGTTTGACTATAATTTTTTGATGCACTTGGAGGTCTAGTTTTAGTAGCTCGCTTTGCACCTTCTGTAAGGAATGAAGGAGTATTTCCAGTTTTCGGAGCGTAATCATGGGCCAGATAATCTAAATCATTTTGTGTCATATCATTTGTTAAAACAATTTCAGCCCATGAGCCATTAGGGTATGTTACTTTAGCTATACCACTTGTTATTTTTTCTACTGTGTAATCCATAATTTACCTCTCTTTACTTCTGTAATGGTCACGATACATATTTTTAGGGTGTGACTTTAATCTTGCATGTACTTTATTTATTTCTTTTTCGTCTTCCTCAGTCTTATAGTTCATTTTCATTTTTGAATTTACTCTTTTAAAAGGAATAACTTGAGCAATTACAGTACCCATTGGAACTTCTCCTGCAAAATCAGGGTCAACAAGGAAAGGAAATTGAGGAGCAATCGGATACATATCTGTATCTACAACACCACTAAATATTTTTACTGGTATATCATCTCTATGATATGGAGCAGTAATTAAACAAGACCATCCTTTTGGTGTGACAATTCTCCAAGGGCTAGATAATTTTTTTACTATTGGCGGCAGTTTTAATTCGTCTAAAGTAGTATTTTCTACCTGCTGTTTTGAGTGACTACTCAAAGTATAAATCATATTATCATTTGTTGGTTCTACAGAATTTGCAGTAGCATCATACGCTTCACCATTACGAATAAATAAATAATGCCAAAGAGGAACACCAAAGCCTAGCTTCATACAGTCTGTAAACGGCATACATTTTTTTACGCTATGATTAAAGCCTATATGTTCTTTTGGCATTTCTTTTGGATTCATATTTAGCTCGTGACCTTTCATTTTGGCAGGGAAAAAGGATGTCATTTTTTTTGGTTTAGGAGCAACTTCAAAATCTGCTTCATTAGCTTTATGCCAAATAAACTGAATATCTATCTCTTCATCAATCTGTTCTGACTGTACTTGCTCTATTGTTTTAAGATGTAGCACCATTTATCGTTCCTGAATTACTTACTATTGTTATTGAACCAGATGAAAAGTATGCCGCTTTACCTGCCGCACCACCTGAACCTCCGCTTCCGCCACTTGAGCCTCCACTTCCGTTAGATACGTTTCCATTTGCTCCCGTGTTTCCTGTGCTTCCACTAGCTCCATTGCTACCTGCTGCACCATAACTTGCACCTGCTGGTCCTGTTCCACCTGTACCACCAGTACCACCTGTTCCTGCGTTTGTTCCACCACTAGAGCCACCAGAACCGCCAGAACCAGAGTTAGCGCCACCTGCGGATTGTCCATAACCTTGACCTACTGCACCTGCTCCACCATTTCCTCCGTTTCCACCTGCTCCACCAGATGTGCTATTTGATGATGCAGTCCTTTTTGCAATATAATAAGGATAACCACCCCAACCTTGGTCTCCCATTACGACATTGCCTCTCAAATATCGTGGATAGTTACCATTAGCTGACATATTATTGCCACTACCACCCACTTCAGTAGGATAATTTGACCAGTTGTTGTTAGTAATATATGCCGTACCAATAGTGGTACTATTATATTTAATACTAATTGGCATAGGACTTCCACCACCAGTTGTTAGAAACCATCTGTGGTTAGTATAGTTATAACTATAACCACTATCGCTATA